TATACGAACTAAATGTTTTGAAGAAATAAATATGAATGGAAAGAATATTATATGGACTACGACAGATTAAAAGAAGAGATTACCAATAGTGAAGGCTTACGATTAAAAGCCTATCAATTAGAATACAACACAGCCGATGGTCCAGTTAAAGAACCATTTTATACTATAGGTATAGGTCACCGTGTTAAAGAAAGTGATAAGATAGATGTCAATAAAGAGTACACCTATGACTTTGTTCAGAAATTATTTGAGGTAGATTTTTCTATAGCCAAAGCTGGGGCAGATGAATTGTTAGGTGATTGTCATCCGATGGCGAAGGAAGCTGGAATTGAGTGTGTTTTTGTCCTTGGAAAAAATGGTTTTAGTAAATTTGGTAAGACAATAAAATTTATTAAAGAAGGAAAGCACCAGGAAGCATCTGAAGAAATAAAAGATTCGAAATGGTATCGTCAAGTACCACATAGGGTGGAAGAAATATCAAGAAAGTTGAGGGAAATATAATGTTAAATTTGTTACTTGGACCTGTTGCAAATATAGTTGGTAGTGCTGTCAAAGGTTACACAGAAACTAAGAAAGCAAAGGCAGAACAAAAAATTACTGAGATAAAAACTAAAACAGATATTATGAAGAAACAGATATCTGGTGAAATTGATTATGATTTAACTGCATTAAAAAATCAAAACGCAACATGGGCTGATGAAGCGTGGACTATATTATTTATTTTAATTATTGGTGGATGTTTTATACCTCCCTTTACTCCTTATGTAGAAAAAGGCTTTGTCGCTTTAAGTGCCACGCCCCAATGGTTTCAATTTGCCATGTACGGTGCGATTGGAAGTAGTTTTGGACTGAGATCCATGACTAAATTTCTTAAAAAATAGATGGACATAAACAAAAGAATATTTTGTATCTCTGACCTTCACGCACCCTACCAGCATAGAGATGCATTAGCTTTTATTAAAGCGTGTAAGAAAAAGTACAAACCTACTAGATGGATTTGTCAAGGCGATGAAATAGATGGCAGTAGTTTTTCTTTTCATTCACCCGATCCAGACCTAGATGCACCTACTAAAGAGTTAGACTTAGCTAAAAATTTTTTACATAAATTACAGGACATTGTTCCCGATATGATGTTCTTACATTCTAATCATGGTTCCCTTCTCTACCGTAGAAGAAAACAACATATGCTACCAGAGCAAATGATAAAAGATTATGCTGACGTATTAGAGGTAGATAAAAAAAGATGGACCTGGCATCCACATATACTAATCAAATCTAAATGGGGTTCTTTTTATTTTATACATAACCTTAATAAAGATTGTGTGAAGTCAGCCCAGGCTCTTGGTTACGATGGGTATGTGCAAAGTCATTTTCACAGTTTATTTACCTGTACTTATTTTTCTACACCCGAAAGTTTAAAGTGGGCGTGTACGATTGGAAGTATGATAGATAAAGATAGTATGGCTTTTGCGTATTCCAGGAATGGATCACTAGCCAGACCTGTACTTGGATGTATGTTAATCAATAAAGGCATACCGCATTTAATACCCATGCGATTATTAAAAGGTGGAAGGTGGGATGGCGAACTCACGGAAATATAAATCTATAACAGTACACGGTAAGAAGTATCCAGAAGTAGAAATACATTGGCAAGATATTTTAGGTGACAGCAGTATTGCTACAGCAGAGGAGTTTGGAAAAATGAAACCAGCAAACTTAATTAGTAAATGTTATTTATACAAGCGAACAAAAGACTACATTTATACATTTGCTACCTATCAAGTAGATAATGATGAATCTTACGGTGATCGCAATGTTTTTCCTGTAGGTATCGTTAAAAAGGTTCTCAAAATACCCCTTTAAATGCGTTTGTAGTACCCTTCTAGGGTGATTGTACCTTAAAAACACTAAACCTATTGTATGGTCTTTATATGGCTAATATGGAGGTGGGGCCAGTTTTAAGGAGGAGAACACTAAGGAGAAACCAGCCCCGTATTCTAAAGAAGGAAAAAAACAAAAACTTCTCTAGAAACTATATTAAATTCCACAATTTACGAAGCCAGATGTTGCCAAGTATTAAGACATACGGATTGTCCTTGTTAGCTTCCATCCACTTCTCTATTTTTGTGGTATCAAAATTTATTTCTTGCTCTGTCATATGACCTCAATTCCATTTGCCTTGCCAACATGAACTTTAATAAGATTTCTTTCTTCCATGCGTCTAAGCATATGCCATACTGAAGTATGTGATTTTAATGCAAGATGATCTTTAATCTGTCTAAGTGTCGGTGATCTTTTTTCTTTATCTAAAAAATCTTTAATAAAGTTTAGACACCTCTGTTGTTTCTCAGTAGGACCTATCATTGTGAACCTTTCATTTTAGATTTCATTGATCGCACATACACACCATGTAAATTGACTAACTCTTGTTGTAACTCTGGTTCAAATTTATCTATTTCTTCAACAAGTTTTTTATCAAAAAAATAATTATTCAAATCTTTAAAACGAGTATCTATTGGTGCTTCAGAGTTCATCACAATATTTGTCATTGTGTTTTTAATGTCATTCTTTTTTTTAACATTAAGATCAACAACATTACCTTTAGGTTTACCTGTAAGTCTGACTAGCTTATCAAGTGTCTGTGCTTGAGGATTAGATTTTTCACTATCCTCATCATCACCAATCTGCATACAAAATGTTTTAATAAATAAATATTTGATTGCATAAGAATACGCCTTACCTGGTCCTTTATCTGAACTATCAATACCGTATCCCGTAAAGCCATTAATCGTAATCTTCTCTTCTGGATTTTCTGCATTGATAAACTCACCATCAACTGTTGTGATAGTCATATTACCATTGGCAATTGTTTCTCTTATCTGAGGTATAAAAGTAATCTTTTCTTTTACTAATAGATCCTTCACCATGTCTGACACTTTATTCCAAGGTGTTACTTTGTATCTAATTCCTTGTGCTTGATCTTGTATAATAGGCTTACATCCAGCCATTACATTGTTCATCTTTAAATATATATTACTCATTTAATTATCGCTTTTTTGTTCTAATGAATTTATTAATTTGTGAAGTTGTTTATGCAAATCATCAACTTGTTTTGATATGACATCAATAAGTTTTTTTGTATCTACATTTAATTCACTCTGTAATTTATTAATATTTTTTTGTTTTTCATAAAAATCAATCATGCTCTTAACTCCTTTAATTTTTTTTGAACTCTTTTACTGCTAGGTTTTTTAGTAAACATTGGATCGTGTTTTATGTGATTATTTTTATTTCCATTGTTTAATATTTTTTTACTAACATAATTATGTTTCCATGTTTTTACTGATGATGTTACTGACATTACTCTTTCTCCTTGATGCCAAATCGTCTAGTGCTGTACCCTTCTTTAGCTGGTACTACCTTCTCTGGCTGTGGTTTATATGTGACAGTAGTGTGTCGTATTTCATAGTTTTGACACTTAGCTACTTCGTTTTGACCTAGTATGGACTTCATATGAATCTCTAAGTCATCTTTAATTTGCTTAGAATGTTTCATAATCTTTTCATTAGCTTTCCATTCATGGATCAAGGTAGGTAATTCATTATTGCCAGATAAATCTACTGACTCTGCAATACCGTTACCTTTAATTAAACGACTAGCTTCGGAGGAACTGTCTGGATCATAATAATCCTCTGTGTCAACACGATGCCAAAAGTCTGTAACTGCTTCTGTTATCTTTTCTTGGACATCTCTGTTGGAATACTCCACATACAATTGTAAATCCCACCCATTGACTAATCTTGCTACAATGCACCAAGAGAAATTACCGCAAAGCATTTGCCCTTGTGCTTGAATACGAACATTAGTTGGGTATCCAGGTATCGTAGAGTTTTTAATCTCTAATAATCCTTGACCTGTTAATGTATGAGATGCTTGAAAGTTATCTTTAAATTCAATGCTGTCTTGAATTGTAATATAGTAATCGGGTGATGATCCTAGACCTGGAACGAGAGGATTTCTATCAGCTTCCGTAGGAAGATTAATAGATACTTTCCCGATTTGGTTCAGTTTATCTAGGACCATCTGCCCTATAGTGCCTTCCATATAATTTCCAGCCCTAACTTTAGCGTTCACATCACCCAAGCGATTATCGACATGACCACTAACTCTAGCATCAATGTGCCTTTTTAAGACATCGTTTCTGCTATTATACCCAGTAAAACCATCATGAGTTTCAACAATACTAGGTAATTCCGAACAGCCTAATTCTTTTCCAGTTATCGTAAGTTTAGGCATTTATTGACCTCCTATATTTAAGAGTACAAACAAAAAAATTGGGATAATGACACCAAGACTAAGTGTGAGAATAAAACTTATCAAAGTGATAATTAATCGGTATGATGCTTGTATGAATTTATGGGTAATAAAAAGCCACTCGGGCTTTATATATAATTTTAA